GAGGCTTATGAAAATGAAGAAGAAGAGGATTTTGATGCTATGCAAGATTATCTTTTAAAAAATAAAATGTATAAAATTAAATTTCCTTCCCCACGTGAAGAAGTTACTTTTACTTTAAAAAAGAATAGTGAAGAAGTAGCTGCTTTTTTGGAATCTCCTTATAATATAGTTGTTGATATATATATGTCTCCTGAATATTTGAAAACCATAGGAGTTTAATAAAATAAAATAAATGAGATTTATAGACATTTTAAGAGAAGAAGAAGAAGAAGGTGTAGGATCTGCAAGAGCTAAATATGATGTTGCAATCCAATCGGATGATGTTGATAATGTAATTAAAGCTTTAAGTAATATAAAAAACTATGGTGTTTACGCTCAAAGTTTACGTGACCCTAAAGCTATAGAAAGAGTATTTGGCCCAAGAAATCCTAATCAAAGATATGGAACAGCAGAAAAGGAATGGAATACTATGAGCCCCATTAGAAAACAAGCCAAAATTGAAGATGTCATTGATCGCAACCCAGAATGGGAAAATATTAAAAAAGAATTAGAAGTAGATTCAAATAAAGAAGCAGTTGATAAATTATCATCTATAGAAGATTTTCAAGAATTAGTAGCTACTGGTATATTTAGTATAAAAAAAGTAGGCAAAACAAATCAAATTGATTATTATTATCCTCTTAAAACTCCTGATAATATAAAAAAGTATGGTGGGGTATTAGAAAAAGATACTCATTTTTATGTAAAAGATAATAAAGTAATTTTTCCTTTTGATAAAAGTCCTTATACCTCAAAACCTTATTTGCAAAAAGTTTTAAATACTATAATGGATACTGCTGGTATTGAGTATAAGTTAGTTGATGTTGAGAGAATGGATGATACAAGTGATGAAGAAGCCAAAGTAGTAGAAAAACCTAAAAAAGAAGTAGTTCCGCCTTTATCCTATACAGCTGATACAAGAGATAAAGCTGAAAAAGCAAGAACTATATTTCAAAAAGAAATTGGAGAAGTCCCAACAGCAAAATACGAAATTGAAACAATTGAAACACCTGATGGAAGAAAATATAAACTCGTAGTAACAGGGATATCAGCTGATCAACGTGCAAAACTATTTACAAGAAAAACATCATTAAAAGAAAATTTTGATTTTGAAAAATATCAAATGTTAAGAAGAGCAGGTATTATAAAATAAAATTTGCTTTATTAAAAGGTTTTTAGTATATTAAAGTTATGAAAGAAAATACATTATATGTAGAGCGTTTTCGCCCTACTGAACTTCAACATTATGTTGGAAACGAAAATGTAAAAGAAACAATCCAAAAATACCTTAATCAAGGTGATATTCAAAACTTTATATTTTATGGACCTGCAGGTACAGGTAAAACCACACTAGCTAAAATTATAGTTAAAAATCTAGATTGTGACTACCTTTATATCAACGCAAGTGATGAAAACGGAATTGATACAATTAGAGAAAAAGTAAAGGGATTTGCTAGTGCTGCCTCTTGGAAAGGAATCAAAGTAGTAATCTTAGATGAAGCAGATTTTATCACAATACAAGGGCAAGCAGCCCTTAGAAATGTAATTGAAACATTTTCTCGCTCAACACGTTTTATCTTAACCTGCAATTTTATAGAGAGAATAATTGATCCTTTACAATCCAGATGCCAAGTACTTAAAATTGTACCACCTACAAAACAGGATGTGTATAATCATTTAACTTGGATTTTAGCTGATCAATTAAATGTATCTTATACACCTGAAGATTTAAAAACATTAATTATAAAGTATTATCCTGATATGCGTAAAATGTTAAATGTTTTACAAATGTCTATAAAAGATGATAATGTTGTATTAGATGAAACTATTTTAGCTTCAAATAATTATACAAAAGAAGTATTAAAAGAACTTACCCAAACAAAAAATTGGGTAAAAATGAGACAAATTATAGCAGATAGTGGTGTAAAAGATTTTGAAGAATTATACCGTTTATTATTTAAGCATGTTTCAATTTATGCTAAAAATAAAGAAGGAGCTATATCAATAATTTTAAATGAACATCTTTATCAAGCAAATTTCCGTATTGATAAAGAAATTAATATAATGTCGGCGTTAGCCAAAATAATAGAAACAATTAAATAAATAAATATGCAAAACACAGGACCACAAATGCCAAACATTGACCTAAAAAACACTACAGTAGTAGAAGGGTTTAATGGTGGTAAATTATTTGGACAAGCAGTAGTAATTCGTAAAGTATCTAAATTTGTAACAGGAACAGATGAAGATATGCTTATGCCTATTCCTATATTTTATGATTTAGAATCTAAAAAAATTCTTCTTGATTCTATCCCACCTGAAATTAGAGACGAATATAAAGATATTTCAATTGGATAAAAAACAGATAAAAAATGTGTGGGGGTGGTTAAATGAAATCACCCTTTATAAAACTCCTACTGAACATTTTACTGATGAATCATGGGATTGTTTTAATTCTTACATGATTCATCGTTTTATATCTATGAACATAGATTATATTGAGTTAGCAAATTATGCTCAAACTATACCTTATGATAATAAAAAACAAACATATAACATTTATAAAGAAATGATTCCAAAAAAGAAAGTTTTTTTAAAATATATAAAATCAAAAAATAAAACTTTTCAACCCCAACTTGTAGAATATATAAGCGATTATTTCTTTTGTGGAAAATCTACAGCTATTGAATATTTAGAAGTTTTAAACAAAAAAGAAGTTTTAAATATACTTGAAAAAATAGGTATAGAAGAGAAAGAATCTAAAAAATTATTAAAATGATATCAAATCAAGAAGATAGACATTTACGAGCTTTTCATAAAACAGATTCAATAGTTGATTCAATTATTGATCAATTTGTTGAAAGAGCTAGAATGGGCAAAGCAAAATATGGTACGGATTTAGATAGAAATGATTTAGATATTTTAGAGTGGATTGAGCATGCTAAACAAGAACATATGGATGCTATACTTTATTTAGAAAAAATTAAACAAGTAATAAAAAACTAATATTTATAACAAAATATTGAAATGAACAACGAATTCAAACGAATGCAAGAATTAGCAGGAGTGCCTGTTAAAGAAGAAAAAGGAGAAGTAATGGTTGATTCTGGTATGATAAAATCATACATTGATAAAATGGTTTCCTTAGCTGATGATATGGAATACACCCCAGAAATGGTCAAAGGATTGCAAGATCTTAAAGCTAAACTATCAGATGGTAAAATGAGTGTAGAAGATGCACTTAGTAAAATGGAAGAAACTATTAAAATTACTGGGGATGAAATTGATGCAGTTGAAGCCTTAGGGCAAGCTGTTGATTATGATGATACTATTGTTAATAAAGCAAGAGAAATTCGTGGTCTTAACGAAGAAGAAAAAGAAAACTTAAACGAACACTACATTGCTGGTGGAATTGTAGGGATTGGAGCACTTAATGGTGGTGTACCTAGAAAAAAATCTGACTATGAAATGGCCTTTGAACATTTTATAGGTGAAGGGTATGATACTAAAGAAGTAGATGAAGCTAAAGAGGAAATAGAAGAAGCTAAAGATATTACTAAAATGTCTGTTGAAGAATTTATGGAAGAAATGCTTGGTCCTGACTATAGGAAAAAACCTCAAGAAAAACAAGACATGGTTTCTAAAGTGTATAATGAACTAAAAAGAGTTAATTCTTTAAAAGAATCTGAAGAAGAAATAGAAGAAGATAATTTAGGCCACAATATAATCGCTTCTCTTAGACCAGAAGGTCGTTTTTGGATTGTTTCTTGGAGAGGAATGGACGGAACTAAAGAAAAAGCATTTACAGACGAAGATAAAGCTAGAGCATTCATGAATACTTTAGAAGAAGGTAAAGAAGTAGAAGAACCATCTTTATATGAAGCTGAAGAAGAAAATTCATCTAAATCATCTGCTTCCACTTTAGGAAAAGATTTAAGAAATTTAGGAAGTTCATTGGATACTAAAGGTATACAAGGAAAAGAAGCTGATAATCTTATAAAATTTATTAAAAAAGCCCTAGAATCTATTCAAACAAATAATCTAAATTCGGACACAGCCTGGAGCCAATTATCAGCTAAATTAGATACTTTAGCAGGTGAAAAATCTAAATAAAATGAAAAACCCAAAAGATGTAGTTAAATTAGATGTTCCTTTACTTATTCGTCTACTTGAATATGCTAGAGAAGATGCTCAATCAGATGAAGAACTTCATAGAATAGCAAATAATATAATTGATTTAAGTAGTATCGGAATCACTTTAGGAATGGTAGATTATGAAACTATAATGGGTGGTGAAGAGCAATTAGCTGAAAGAAAAATGTTAATGGTGAGAGCTGGAATAATAAAATAAATAAAATAAATTCTTATACAAATTAGATTAAGCTTGGCCTAGCCAAGCTTTTTTTGTATTTTGGTAATATGCCAAAGAAAAAAAAACCCTCTATTTTAAAAGAAATTAGAGAGAAACAGTTACCTGAAATAAACTTTGCTTATCAAAAAGCAATTTCTTATTCTCAATTATCTATGTTTAACGAATGTCCTAAAAAATGGTCATTACAATATAGAGAGGGTCATAAACAATTTACCTCAAACATTCATACTGTGTTTGGAACTGCTCTACATGAAGTTTTACAACACTATCTTACAGTAATGTATGATAAAAGTTTTATTGAAGCAGATCGAATTAATACTTCTGAGATGTTAGAAGAAAAACTTAGAGAAGAATACAAAACCCAATATAAAGCAAATAACAACCAACACTTTTCATCCCCAGAAGAATTAAGAGAGTTTTATGAAGATGGAGTTGAAATAATTAGAGAATTTTCTAAACAAAAGAAAAAATATTTTTCTAAACGAGGTTGGTATTTAGTTGGATGTGAAGTACCTATTAAAGTAACCCCTCATACTTATAAACCTAACTTATTATTACAAGGGTTTTTAGATGTTGTTTTATATCATGAACCAACTCAAACATTTAAAATAATAGACATTAAAACTAGCAAATCTGGTTGGAACAAAACAATGAAATCAGATGAAAATAAACAATTACAACTTGTATTATATAAAAAATATTTTGCAGAACTTTACAATATACCAATAGAAAAAGTAGAAGTAGAGTTTTTTATTGTTAAACGTAAATTATATAAAAGTGAAGAATTTATAATTCGAAGAATCCAAACATATACTCCTCCTTCAGGTAAGGTAAAAATGAATCGAGTAACAAAGTCTCTAAATGAATTTATTGAAAAGGCATTCAATCATGAAGGATATAAAGATGTAGACCATCAACCAACTCCACATAAAAATTGTGGATGGTGCCCTTTTCATAAAACTCATTTATGTTCTGCGACCTTTTAATATTTGCATATATGTATATCATATAACATTAAAATTAAAGTATATGTCAAAAGATCAACAATTAACAAGTGTAAAAATTGATAAAAATTTATTTGAACAATTTAAAGTAGAATGTATTAAAAGAAAGTTTTCTTTTCAAAAATTGTCTGAAAGAGCAATTCATTTATATCTAACAGAAGAAAATTTTAGAAAACAAGTTCACGGTCATACTGATTTAAGCTTGGAAGACTAAAATTAAAATTTTACATTTAAAAAACAATAAAGTTATATGAAAGAAAAAATAGGTTATCTCCCTCAAAATGAGAGAAAAAAAATCCTTTTAATTTGCGATGACATTAGAGTACACTCAGGAGTAGCAACCATTGCTCGTGAAATGGTAATTAATACTTGTCATCATTACAATTGGGTTAATATAGCAGGAGCTATTAAACACCCTGAAAAAGGTAAACGATTTGATTTATCTGCTGATACAAACCAAAATGCTGGGATTAAAGATGCTTCAGTATTTGTATATCCTACAGATGGATATGGTGATGCTAATTTAGTTAGACAGTTAATAGCAATGGAAAGACCTGATGCGTTAATGATTGTAACTGACCCAAGATATTTTGAGTGGTTATTTGCTATTGAAAATGAAATTAGAAGAGAAATTCCAATTATTTATTTAAATATTTGGGATGATTATCCTGCTCCTCTTTATAATAAATCATTTTATGAATCATGTGATGCACTTTTAGCTATTTCAAAACAAACAAAACTTATAAATGAGCTTGTTTTAGATGATAAAGCTAAAAATAAAATAATTGAGTATGTCCCACATGGTTTAAACCATAATATCTATTATCCTTTAGAAAAAGAAAATGAATTAAAAGAATATGAACAGTTTAAATCTCATATTTTTAACGATGAAGAAAAAGATTTTGTATTATTCTTTAACTCTAGAAACATTAGAAGAAAACAAATCCCAGATACAATGCTTGCTTTTAAGTATTTCTTAGACCAATTACCTAAAGAAAAAGCAGACAAATGTTGTTTTATTTTACATACGGAAGTTATAAGTGAACATGGAACTAACTTAGAAGAAGTAAGAAAGATATTATTTAAAGATTACCCTAAAGCTATATTATTCTCTCAAAATAAATTAGGTAATAAAGAGTTAAATTATTTTTATAATATAGCAGATGCGCAAATTTTGTTAACTTCAAATGAAGGTTGGGGATTAACATTAACTGAAGCAATATTAGCAGGTACTCCAATTATAGCTAATGTAACTGGTGGAATGCAAGATCAAATGGGATTTGAAGATGAAGATGGAAATTGGTATGAACCAACTCCTGAAATACCTTCAAACCATACAGGCCGCTATAAAAAACATGGAAATTGGGCATTCCCGGTATTCCCTACAAGTCGATCTCTACAAGGTTCTCCTAAAACTCCTTATATTTGGGATGATAGATGCCAACCTGAAGATGCTACTAAACAAATTATGAAATTGTATAAGATGAGTAGAGAAGAAAGAAAACGTTTAGGTAAAGAAGGAAGAGAGTGGGCTGTAAATAAAGCAGGACTTACAAG